TTGAATATCTCAGACTTAGTAACTCTTATTCATCCCGCAGGTTGGTTGTTTAGAGAGACTAAAAGTATTGAACGCCAGGTAAAGAATGCTCTCAAAGGTAGGATCAAAAAACTTGTCTTATTTAATGGCAACTCTACATTCAAGGGTACTGAATTTGCTTGTCCATTAGTGATAACTTATGCGGTAGAATCGCACACTGGACCTATTGAAGTTGAGTCAAAGATTACTGGTAATACTTATTACATAAATGACCTATCTGAGTTCCCTACTGGTTACTGGGAACCAACTGACTTACACCTTGAAGTTGTTAGCACAATCAAGAACATTGCCTCTCAAGGTGATATTAACTCACTGGTCAAAGTAAAATCAAACAAACCATTTTTGGGTTGTCCTAGAGTTGTTGGGCACGGTAAAACCATGGACCCCAAAAAATATGCAAGCGACGATTTTCATATCTTTCATTATAGAAACTCTGATCTCCATAATGCAAACCAGGGAGATAAAGTATTTGAGTTGAGTAACAACGAAGAGGTTAAATCTTTAAAGTCTTACTTAGAAACTAAGTTTGCACGATTTGCTCTGTCTATCTGTAAAATATCTCAGGACTCTTATGTGTCCAGGTATTTTGAGAATGTCCCACTTCCTCCTCTTGATAGACAATGGACAGAAGAGAGTATCATGGAGTATTATGATATGAAACCAGAACACATTGAATATATCAACTCTTTTATTCCTGATTATTATGTCTAAAAACAAACACAATCAAATAGTAGGATCAACAGTTGAAAGATCTGATGATAGAATCAATGAAACTGGTGAGGTATTCACACCTGCAGAACTGTGTGAGCAAATGGTAGCAGAGATCCCTGAAGATGTGTTGAGAAATCCTAACAGTAAGTTTCTTGATAACTCTGCTGGATCTGGTAACTTTATCCTGGCATTGTATAACAAACTCAAGGAATATCATTCCTCTCAGCATATCCTAGACAATATGCTATATGCAGTTGAACTCATGGAAGATAACCACGCTGAGTTATGTGAAAGGTTAGGAGTTCCTGTTACTCACCCACACTATGTTCGTGACAATGCTCTGACATATGATTACTCGTTTGGAAAACCTGTAGGGATCGAATCTTTTATGAATTAAAGTTAGTAACCTCCAAAGGTCCACTATATTACTGATACACATTTGATGATTAAACTTCGCCCTCACCAGCAGACAGCACTTGACGCTATGCTTCAATCTGCCTTGGGTCAGATTATTGTCCCCACTGGTGGTGGTAAGACTTTGATCGCAATTATGGATGCGGTTAAACGCTTTGAGGTGAATGTTCCTCGCAATATTATTGTTGTCTGCCCCAGGATTCTGCTGGTTGAACAACTCTCTGCTGAGTATCTTGAGCACATTGTCAATGCTAATGTGCTTCACGTTCACAGTGGTGAGACAAAGCATTTCAGGACTACCAAACCTGAGCGTATCAAACTGTTTGTAGAGATGTGTAATATTGTGCGTGAGCACACTATTATCTTTACCACATATCACTCTCTTCATCGCATTCAAGAGGCAGGAATTGATGTAGATACTATCTACTTTGATGAGGCACATAACAGTGTTCAGCGTCACTTCTATCCCTCCACTGAGTATTTCAGCAAGAAAGCAGATCGTGCCTTCTTCTTTACTGCTACCAGGAAGACTTCTGTCATTCCTAAGAAACCAGGTATGAACTGGGTAGAAACTTATGGGCAGGTGATTGCTAGGGTTTCTGCTCCTGAACTGGTCCAGAATGGTTACATCCTTCCTCCCAAAGTGAAGGTGATTGAGATGGATAAGTATCCTGTAAAAGCAGTCACTCCTTGTATGGATACTCGCAATGTGTTGGCATCTATTGATGAGATTGCTATCAAGAAAGTTCTGGTTTGTGTAAAGACCAGCAAGCAGTTGATTAACTTGTTCCAGACTGATTTTGCTGATCAGTTGGCAGAACGTGGTTATTCTTACCTCTACATTACATCCAAGACTGGTGCTGTGATTGATGGTAAGAAAGTCAACAGGGAGAAGTTCTTTGAGACTTTGAATGCTTGGGGTAAGGATCATAACAAGAAATTTGTTGTTCTCCATCGCTCTATTCTGTCTGAAGGTATCAACTGTAGTGAGTTGGAAGGTGTCATCTTTATGCGCAATATGGATGCCATTGAACTCACTCAAACCATTGGCAGGGTTGTACGCATTGGGTCTGAATCTAAGACCTATGGTATGCTGTGTGTGCCTGTTTATTCCAATGTAGGTATTGCCACTGAGAAATCCTTACAGAAGGTTGTTGACATTGTGTTTGAGCAAGGTGAAATGTTGGATTCTGTAACTCGTCGATGAAGATTATTAACCACAACTCAACCATTCTAAATGCTGTCAATGAGGAGACAGGATTTATGACTGGAAAATATACTGACCCTCTAGTCTATGCTGCTGTTCCTGTTATGGGAAGTAAGACTGCTCTTGCTATCATACATCAAGGTAGTGTTATCAAAGAGTGTAGAAATAGAAAGTCAGCAATTAACTTTATAGATAAGCACAGCAAGTCTCATAAGAATGAAAAAAAGAATTAAGACACTAGGAGAACTCCAGAAACACGTAAATGCTTTGGCAAAGCGTCATGGTGAGACAGCACCTTGCTGTGTCTGGATGATCACCAGAGATGATCTTGTGACTGTTGATAGCACCAACAGGGATGTGCTGGTTGACGCCAACACTACAAAGAGTATTATGTTGGATATAGACACCTTTGAGTATGGTTTCATACAAGATCACCTTCAAAGAATTGTTGGTAATGAACTGACAAGTCGCAACCTATAATTGTTAGTAACCTCCAAAGGTCCCCTATAGTATGAGCACAACAATGACAATGGAACTTGACACTCAACTTCAAAGAATTGTTAAGTATCTTGGTGATGCTGTAACTGTCTGCTATAATGTAGATGAAGACTCAGATGATTACAATAAGACATATCCTTTTGCCACTGGTTATTCTAAGTCTGCTATGAGCACTGCTGTAGAAGATCTTAACAAAATTATCACTCAAATTCAATCTATTCAGTGTGAGGAAGAGGACTAATGGAAGTTACCAGAGAAAAACTCATAGAAGCACTCTACAATGAGTATCTTTTTCTATGTCACGATGATTTTGAACCTGGTGTGGATATAGAACCAGAGGTGTATCTTACTATGCTTAATGATATGACCATTGAAGAGTTAGTTGATGAAACTGGCACAGATGAATACTATACTTTAGAAGAATATATGAGTTGTTATTGTTAGTAACCTCCAAAAGTCACCAGTAGTAACTGAACACACATTATGAAAATTACTGAAAAACAAGTTTGTGTTGATCTGATGGGTGAACACATTTTCAAAAGGTTTGAGAAACTGATGAATAAAGATAAGCACCAAGATGCTATGTCTCTCTTCCAAGAGTGGAATGTAAATATGGAAGATCCTGAGGATGGAAATTATCAATTTCTCTTCATCAATGATCTAACTGAAGTCTGAAAGTCCTCTGTAGTATAACACTGATTGATTGCTATGTTTGAAGAACTCTGGTCTGAAATTCAAGATATGCCTGGTGAAATCTTTGATATGGAAAATCTAGAAGAACAGCAGGATGATGATGATAAAACTTTTGCTGCCTTCTTGAAATCTGATTGGGATTTCTGATACACTATTCAACAACAAACACTCCCTATTTTATTATGAACAACTCCTCTGCTATTCTTCGTGAACTCCAAGATCTGAAGAAAACCTGGCGAATTCAGAACTTTACCTATTCCAAAGAGCAACAAGAACGTTATGATGAACTGCTGCTACTTCGCAGGGCATTTGTACAGTTCTGGAAAGAAAATGGTATGGTTTGGGTTGGTCCAAGCAATGCTGGTAAAAACTTCCAAAAGGATGAAGATTGATTGAATTAAAGTTAGTAACCTCCAAAAGTCCACTGTAGTATAATCACACTCAAACCCATGTGTTACCAACAAGACATTAAAGAACTCACCGTCACTAAGTCACTCAAACTCCTGCGTGATGGTTTCAAGTATGAACTTGCTGATTTTATCTACTCTGACCCTAGATTCACAGATCTTTTACAAGAACTCACCAGTGAGTTTGTAGAAGATAATATCCCTGTGGTTGATGAAGATAACCAGATGGATCTGGCACTTATGTTACTTGAAACCATCAAAGTTACTACCTATTAAAGTTAGTAACCTCCAAAAGTCCACTGTAGTATAGAACAGAACTGATTATGACTGCCACTCACATTGAACATCCTGAAGATACAATCCTGACAGGTGATCTATCTGTTCTTGATGTACTTTATGATGAGGCATCTATCTCTATGAAGATGGATGGTGTTTCATTGGTTTGGGGAACTAATCCTGCCAATGGTAAGTTTTTTGTCTGTACCAAGAGTGCATTTAACAAGAAGAAGATTCGCCTTTGCTATAACAGTGATGATGTATATTGTCACTTTGGGCATCAAGAATCACTGGCAGAAGTTCTAAACTATTGTCTGGAACACCTGCCTCTTACTGATAACATCTATTGGGGTGATTTCCTTGGGTTTGGTGGTACTGACACCTTCCAACCTAACACCATTGCTTATGTCTTCCCAGAGAAGATTGAGCAACTGCTTGTCATTGCACCACACACTCAAGTGTATATCAATGGTGAAATGTGTGATGCAGTTTGTGAACCTCTGTGTGAGACATTTGTTGACACTGATGATATCAAATGGGTACAACCCTCTGTGGATAGGGTATATGCCTCTGCAAGGGCACCGAAAGTTAATGTAGATACAATTCCCTTCCTGAGTAAGAAAGAGGCAGAGATTGCCAAGCAAGAGATCAATTCAGTGATCAAATCTGGTAAGGAGTTGGATGATGCTACTCTGACTGAAATCCTTGGTTCTCCTCAACTTGCTAACCTATATCAGTTGATTATTGAAATCAAGGAAGACTTGATGGATAGTTTCATCATTCATGATGCACCTATGTCATTCATCTTTGAAGATGTGCAGATTGATGGTGAAGGTTTCATCTTCCATTCTGAGAACTATGGTACAATCAAACTGGTAGACAGGGAGATCTTCAGTTATGCTAACTTTGCTACTGGTAAGTTCCAATGAGCATCTTTAGATATCTGTATTGGTCTATTCTTGGGTGTGGTGCTGTATTTGTTATCAATGTACTGA